AACGTGGAGACTTAGGAGAACGTGGAGACTTAGGAGAACGTGGAGACTTAGGAGAACGTGGAGACTTAGGAGAACGTGGAGACTTAGGAGAACGTGGAGACTTAGGAGAACGTGGAGACTTAGGAGACCTTTTAGAAGTTGGGGATTTGTAACTAGTAGGTCTCTTTAGACTTAATGGGCTTTTGCTCTTTGCCCTTCTTGATATTGGTTTTTTCTTACTTATTGGCTTTCTTGTTATCTTTGGTTTTGATATTGGTTTTTTCTTACTTATTGGCTTTCTTGTTATCTTTGGTTTTGATATTGTTTTACTTACCGGCTTTTTCTTTGAAATTGGTTTACGACTACTTCCGCCCCTTGGCTTTGGCTTAGGTTTAGGCTTTGGTGTAGGCTTCTTTGGGCTTGGAGACTTTGGTTTAACCCCTGGGTCTTTGTGAGTTTTTGGTTTGTAAGTCTTTGGCTTTGTTGTTGTGGTTTTTATTTTGGTTTTCTTTGAACCTAATTTAGAAAGAAGCCCCGCCCCAATCTTATTAATCGAAACATATTTACCGCCGACTTTCTTAGCACTTGATAACGCATAATTAAAACCCGTGGCTTTCTTTAGCATGCTGTCTAATTGTCTTATCTTTGCCTTTGACAATACCCCTTTTTCGAATTGTGTAATTAAATTTTTCATTTTTCCGGTTGCCTTAAATACTTTTGTCGTAACTATTGGTACGGTTTTACCTTCTGCAACTGTTACCCCAACCTTCTTAATTCTTTTAATTAATTCTCCTGGTGCTAATGTTAACTCGCTTTCTCCGGATAAAAAACCAACTCCTTTAAACTTCCCGGTCTTTTTTACATTGTATTCTAATAATTTACCTGTTTCTTTCTTCGTTAATGTTACCCCTTTTTTGGCTTTGTTATATATTGTCTTTATCGCTTTTGGTAAAGATTGAACTTTTACATTTTGGAATAAAAGAATTTGCGGTTTAGCTTTCCTAAAAGTTATATCTGACGCTAAGGAATCTACGAGGTTACCGGCTTTTTCTTTGACTACTCCTAACCTAGAAGGTCTTATTTTTCCCGTTGGGTCTGCGAAAAAAGAACGTTCTAATAAACCCTTAGCCCCTTGCTTCTTTATTGCTTCGTCTAATTTAATAAGATTCTTTTTTGTAATTGTTCCTTTGTCGAATTGTGATAATAGCGTTTTTGTAGCCTTGTTAAAGTTTGCTTCTCCTGGTATTGGTTTTCTTATTAGTTTAGATCTACTTTTTAGAACCCCTAAAAGGCTGTCTGCCTGGGAAGATATAACGGACTTAACAGTTTTCCCGGCTTTTGATATTTGGGAAGTTAGGCTTTCGGTTGGAATCTTACCAACTACTTTTAATTTAACACTTTTACCCGCCCCGGTTTTAATATTAAGTGTGTTTCCTATCTTAGCTTTTCCGACATACTTAGGGTTTAACTTTGCTAGCTTTGTCGAACCGGCGTTTTTTAATTTACTAAGTCCCGCCCCCGTTCCTTTCATTAAAAGAATTTCTCCCCCTATTTGTACGAAGGCTTCTCCCGGTGAAGTTCTTAATAATGTTCCAAACTCCTTACCGTCTTTATCTATTGCCGAAGGTAGATTTTTTAACATACCTGGGTTTCTTGCTAATCTATAAGCGGTTTCCGGAAGGTCTACTACTCCCCTACCAAAATTAACAATAGTTCCCGCCCCGGCTAATCCCATTAATTCTAATTCTTTTAATGCGCTTAAAGGTTTTCCTAAATTTCTTTCCTTGGCTGTTCTTAAAACTCCCCTTCTTTGTGATATTTTAGAACCTAAACTACCTAAACCCAAACCTTCCGATAAAACCCCACCGTCCGGGGTTCTTACATATCTCGTTACCGTTCCCGTGTTGGCTGTTCTTTTAACTGGTGCTTTTGCCGGGGCTGTTGGTGTCTGTAAAGTTGATTGAGGTAAAGAAGAACGAGAAGAACCGCCGGAAGAACGAGAAGAACCGCCGGAAGAACGGGTTATAGTTGCCCCTTGTCTTAATGCGTTTCCGAATGACATAGAATATTTATTACCCGAAGAATCGGTATAGGTATTTGTTCTTGTGTCGTATGTTTGAGACTTTGGTTTTATTAAATTTAGGAAAGAAGAAGAACCGCCGGAAGATTTATTAGAACTTGTCGGAGCTGTTGGCTTTGATTGGTAGAAACTGGGTTTAGAAGGTGCAATATAATATTTTCTCGTTATGGGATTCCTCTTTATTACCATGATTAACTTAACTTAACTAAGTTTAAATAATTATCTTTTTGTAACTTTTTTGAATGTCTTAATTAATAAGTATCCTACCGAATAAATTATTAATATTACAATACAAGAACCCATTAATAGCCCGAAGTATTCGGCTAAATAAAGTTCTCCGTAGATTCTTAAATTATAAAATACTTGTATCAAAAAGTAAATAAAAGTTATTGTGTATAATTTCCATGATTTAAAACCGTTCTTATATTCCATAAAATTACATGGTTTCAAACTTTATAAGCTTTTCTTTTTGTTAACAAAATTTATAAACTAGAAGTTCTTTAGTTTGGTATGGGTAATAAAGAGGAAGGTTATAACGTTTCTGAATCCGGAAATTGGAATACCGCCGCGGACTATTCGCGTTTAAAAATAATGAAACCTTTAGATAATTGCGACCATTACGAGAATATCGCCCGGTTTGGTTATGACACTTTGATAGAACAATTAGAAAGGTTCGGAATCCCTTTAGATACCTTAAAACTTATTGGATTTGAGAGATTGGTTAACGAATTGATTAAATTGTGTGGAAATTCTAAGTTTGCTATGAAATCCGGCGGGACTTTGAAGGAATTAACCGAATTAGAAAAAAAACTTAAAGAACTTAGAAAATTAATACCCCTTTTATCTAAAACTATCAAAAAACAGAAAGGAAAGGAAACCGTCTTAATCCCGGAAAAATATTATAAGGCTTTGGACTTTGTAACAGAAATTAAAGGTAAAATAAACGAACCTCTAAATAAAAATCATTTAATCTTTACGAATAAAGAAGAGTTCGACCCAAAAGTCTACAAAAAGCAAATAATCGACGACGCGGTGAGTAGGGGTTAATAATGAAACATGTAGTCTTTACCATTAAGGATATTGTAGAAATAATTAATAAGAGACAGTTTAACGAGTTCGATAGCAACGGGGCTGTCTCCGGAGACCGTGGAAACGGTAAATCTACCCTAATTAATAAGATACTTTACAGGTTTGACGACTTCGACCCCTGGAAACACCAGGTTTACGATCGGGAAAGCGTAATATCTTTGTTAAAGTCTGAAAAGTGTGGTAAGGTTTGGGACGATGAAGCCATTAATTCCGGATATAAAAGAAACTTCCAAAATAAAGAGCAACAAGAATTAATTAAGATTCTTACCGCTTACCGGGACAATTATAATACTTATTGGTCTGCTATTCCTAATTTCTTTAGTCTTGATAAGGATTTAAGAGACTTATATTTTATTCATCTTCACGTTATCGAACGAGGTATAGTCGTTGTTCACATGCCTTTACAGGGTAGGCTTTATAGTCAAGATAGGTGGGACGCAAAATATAACGCAAAAGTAGAGGAAAGTTGGAGTAAGCGCATGCAAAAAGACCCGAACTTTAAGCCGGCGTATCATAAGCTAAGCACGTTTAGGGGCTACTTATTCTTTAAGGATATGACCGAAGGACAGAAGAAACTTTACAAAAATATTAAAAGAACTAAGCGTAACGAATCTTTCTTAACTGACGAAGAAAGGGCGAAGAGTAAAGAGTTATCTTTTATGGATAAGTTATTTAACTTACTAATCAAAAACAAACTAACCTCTAACGGCATAATGCAACTATGCTTACTAGAAGATAGAAAGTATTCCTCTATTAATGCTTCTCTTAACCGTATGCTTAAAGATAAAGGCGAAACTAAGACAGTAAAAGACTTCTTACAACAACCTAATAATAAAGGTTTCCATAATAAGATACAGGATGAAATAACAAAGATATTACCTACCTTCTAGTCTATTTACACCTAATTACTATTAGGCGAAAGGTTTAAATACCTGGACATCCTAAGTTAAATATAATGGATAGAGAAGAACTAGCACAAAGAATATTATTCTTAACTGATAATAATAAGGACGTTGATAATGAATAAGAACCCCGAACGTCCGGACGACATGGATAATATTATTTCTGAATGTGTGAATCCAACAACACCGGAAGAACCACAACACAAGAAAGCCGAACGCGAAATATTAAAGGCGGTGTTTGGATAATGAATTATTGGAATCGACATTGTAAAACTCCTGGTTGTTTTGGGTTAGCGCGTCCGCTTTCTGATTATTGTAACCCTTGTCACAACAAAAGGAAGAAAGAATTTAAAGAGGTTGTAGAGAATGAGGTTTAACAACATGACCCGGGACAACGACAGGAAGGACGACAACACAAAATATATTATGTATGCTGTTTTATTTGCTATTATTTCCTTCTTTGTTCTTAATATTGCGTTTGATATTGCGGTAGTAGTTGTTAAGCTTGCCTTTAATTATTGGTGGGCTGTGTTAATTGGTGGGCTTATTCTTTTATTTCTTAAAAAAAGAGGTCGGAAGAATGATAAATAAAGGATTATTTACCAGTTATAGACAAGATTGGAAGACCCCGGAGAAAATCTTTTTAGATCTGAATAAAGAATTTGACTTTGACTTTGACCCATGCCCGAATAATCCCACGTTTAACGGACTAGAGATAGAATGGGGTTTAAGGAATTTTGTTAATCCCCCATACACAACTAAGCTACAAGATAATTTCGTAAAAAAAGCTGTTGAGGAATTTAAAAAAGGTAAGCTTGTTGTTATGCTTATCCCGGCTAGAACTGATACCACTAGGTTTCACGACTTTATACTTCCTAATGCTACCGAAATAAGATTTATAAAAAGAAGGTTACAGTTTGACGACTGCGGTAAGGACGCTTCTTTTGGTAGTATGTTATGTATTTTCGACCCTAGTAAAGAGGTGGAAAAGTGAGAGTTCCTAAAATCAAAGTCTTAAATCTCTATGCCGGGATAGGTGGGAATCGTAAGTTTTGGCGCAATGTTGAGGTTACGGCGGTAGAAAACAACGAAGCGATCGCAAATGCTTACAAAACATTTTTTCCAGGGGATAATGTTGTTATTGGAGACGCACACGAATATTTACTAAAACATTTTAACGAATTTGATTTTATTTGGAGTAGTCCGCCATGCCCTACACATTCTAGGATGAGAAAGGCTTTTTTGCCGCGCGGTAGAATTAAACCGGTTTATCCGGATATGACGCTTTACCAGGAGATAATATTTTTAAAACACCATGTTAAAGTTCCTTTTGTTATTGAAAACGTGAATCCCTACTACGAACCACTAATAAAACCCCAAAAGCTAGGGCGTCATTGTTTTTGGACTAATTTTAAGATACTTCCAATTAATTTTACCGTGCAAGGTGACTTAATCGGGTCTTCTAAAATAAAACACCTCGAGGTAAAGAATTGTGTAAATTCTAAGGTTGGAAACCACGTGTTTACCTGTGCTTTTAAAAATCGAGGTAAAGAAGAATGAAAATACCCTTAGATAAATTCGAAGATTGGTTAAGGAATAAAAATCTTAAAGAAAGAACCATAGAGAATTACGTTTATTATTTCAACAAATTTACGGCGGAGAGTTTCACCCAGGAAACAATAAGTCGATTCTTAGCCGATAAAACAAACCGTAACAGTATATCCCGGGGTTTTCTTGTTAATTTTAAGAAGTTTCTAACTGTTAACTATAAAGAACTTGGATTTTCCCAGGAATCCCGGTTAAATATTGCCGAAGTTGAACTACCAAAGCTTACCGGAAGGGTTAAACAAAGGATAATTAAGCCCATTCCACACGAACATATCGAACTTTTAGAACGGAATTTAGAAACAGAAAAGGAAAAACTAGAACTTCTTTTAAGTTATTATTGCGCTTTGAGGTTAGGAGAACTTCTTAAAATAAATATTCTTTCTTTTGATTGGGAGAAGTGGAAAAAAGACCCCTCTAAAATGGGAGAGTGTCGGGTTTTTGGTAAGGGAGATAAGGAAGGAATAGCCCTAGTTCCGGCGGTTCTTATGCGAAGGATTGCGATCTACATTAAGTCTAAAATGTTTAAGTCTTTGGATTCTAGGATTTTTATTAGGGGCAATACTGATATTAATTTAAAAAATAAAAGTAGAACCTGGCAAAACAAATTAAGGGAAGCCGGACTAAAAGCCGGATTAACTAAGCGAGATTCGGAAGGAAACGTAATTAAGGATACTGCTATTCATCCCCACCGTTTAAGGCATAGTTACGCTTCATATCTTCTTAATGAGAAAGGCTTAAACCTAAAAGAAATACAAGAAGTTTTACGGCATGCGTCCTTACAAAGTACCCAAATTTATACACACACGGATAAGGAAGCACTTAAAGAGAAACTAGAAGCTTAATATACATGTTCTAATATACTATATAGCGGGGGCGGGATTTGAACCGCGCGATTTCCCATTTATGAGACGGGCGACTTAACCAGACTAGACCACCCCGCTATTAAAAAAAATAAAAAATAAGTTCTTTTTGTTATTACTTGCTTGGCTTAACTTCCGGTTCTTCTGTTGCTTCTACTTCCGGTTCTTCTGCGGGTTTTTCCTTTGCTTCCTCTTCTTCTGCTTCCTCTTCTTCCGGGTATAGATAATCAACAGAAACTTTACGGGAAAGTTCGTTATCTTCCAAACATGCTACAATTTCGTTAACCTTTTGCTTTAAGTCTGTTACTTCTGTTTCCAAAAGGTCGATTTTAGCGTTTAATTCTTCTGTCATTTTCATTTACCCCCTTTCATTTCTGTAAAATTTATTTTCGAAAGGTCTAATTCTTCAAACTCTACCGGCTTTATAATATTTATCCCTTCTTCATCAAAAGAAAAATCCCAAAGTTCCGCGTCTAGTGAACTACAAGAACAAAGATAATTACCGCCACTTTCTTTAAGTTTTGTAGCGCTATACTTAAACGGGTTGTCGATACATTCCCCGTTTTCTTGAATCATTTTAACCATAATACCCGCGAAAGATATAAATAGAATTATAGTTATACCGGCAACTATAAGTAAATTCCTTTTATTCTTATTATTAATTGGGTTTCCTCTTCCACACTCACAATTAAGCCCTTCTTTTATCGTATTCGATTTCTTACCACAGAATCCACAGACGTAACTCATTTTTGATAGCTTAATTTTTCTAATCTCTCTCTTATGGCTACGAATCGAACCTTTTAATTTTTTTGTCGTCCTCGTTAGTTGTTCGCTTAACCGTTTAAGTCTATTATATTCTTCGAATCCTAAATAACTCTTATCTCTTCGAAGTTGCCCTACTGCTTCGTAAGTCAATAGTTCCACTTCCTTTAAATCCTCTCTCAAAGACTTAATTTTTATCTTGTGTCCGTGTATCATCTTTTTTATTATGCTTCCATTCTTTATAAAATTTTAAAATATCTTTCCCGAAGTTCTTAGCCACAAAGATTAAAACAACTATGATAATTACTAACCAGGTAATTAAAGTTGGATTCATTCCTTCTTACCCCATCTTTTTTTACCGGCTTCTACATAAACTTCTTTGTTAGTCATATACTTAGCAAAAATCATAATACCCGCGAAGGTTGAACCAATCCCCAGGAGATAACCTAAAACAAAACCTTCTAATCCGTTCATCTTGCATATTTCCTATATTTTATTTCGTGCTTAATCCAGTTGTAGAATTTTGGGATTCCTATAAAAGTTAATTTGTCTAGTATCTTAAACCCGTAGTAAATTAACGCTACTCTAAATAATAAATATCCTAAGCCTATACTACCCGCCATATTCCCAACAAAAAAAGCACATTCCGGGTTATTTACTCCCGCCAAAGTATTATTAATAAAAGGTTCTAAGCTTATCATTCTTCTTTACCTGGTAATTTAAATTCGTCGTTGAGTGTTGGGAGTTTCTGAACTGGTTTTACTGTCTCTTTTACTGTTTCTATCTGTTCTTTTACTGTTTCTATCTGTTCTTTTTCTTCTTCGATCTGTTCGGGTTCGGGTTGGGGTTCTTCTATTATTTCTTCGGGTTCTTCTTTAATCTCTTCTACCACCTCTTCTACCACCTCTTCTTTTTCTTTCTTTTTTCCCCAAAATTTCTTTTTAGCTTTTGGGATTACCACCGGTTTTTTATTCTCTTCTCTTCCCAGGAGTTCTTTAAAATTAACTTCTTTTCCTTCGTTAAAAAATTTCTTATCTTGTTTGTCTATTTTTGCGGGTATATTTCTAAATAAATTTTTCTTTTGATATATCATAAATACTTTAAAAACTACAAACCAAATTATAGCAAAGCAAATTAACGAGAATATTATTAATCCTATCATTGTGTAATAATCCTACTTCCCGAGGTCGTTTGGGCTAGTTTTATTAATTGGTCTGCATGGTCTATTAAAGCCCCTACTTTGTCGATTAGACCCCCAACCTTAGAAATGATAAATATAAAGGATAATGTTAAAACGAAAATTAAAACTACTAACCCTATTACGTCTTTATATTCTCGCCACCATGGTTGAGATTTATCGCGGTAGTTTCTCTTAATTAATTCTTTAAGATTTGTTAGCGCGTAACGTGTGTCGGTATGGTCGTAATCTAAGTTAGCTTCGGTCATTTCTTCGTTCATATTTTTAAGGGCAAAGTTCACCACTTCCCTATTATTTCTTATCATCATCCAATAAGCGTCTTTACCCATTCTTTTTACCGGTCTAGGTAAATACATGTCCTTATCTTTGATATAGAAAACGTTAATATTTGTTCCTGGTATAATTAATTCGCATGCCGTATCTTCTCCTACTGGAATCGGGACGCCGTTAACTTCTTCAAACCAAAATATCTTTTTATTATAATTCTTCTTCTTCTTCTTTAGATAATAAACGGCGTAAAATATCCCACCCACCACTAAGAATAAGAAAACTAAAAGTATAAATTGACCTACTCCGCTTACCATACCGGACATATTAAAACCAGGTAATATATTATCCGTTCCGGGTATTCCTAAAACCATAATAGAATACACTCATTAAACTTTATAAATCTTTGTTTTTGTTAACAAAAACACTACGAAGAGGGGGCGAATTTTCGCCCCTCTCCTCTAAAAAAAACAAAAAACAATCTAGTCATAAACTAGATTATTTAATATCCGGAGTAACCCGAACTCTTATTACTTCCCTTAGCAATCATCATTACAATAGCTAGAAGTCCTACCAACATAAATATTAATAGAACAATCGCCGCGATCGTAAAGAATGTGTTAGAGAATCCGAAGAAAGTAGCAAAACCACCGGTCATATTTGTAATAACGCTTTCTGTGTTATTATATCCAGCTGTACCACTTGCGAAACCTAAGTTTCCACTTAAATTACCGTAAATCATCAACCAAACAATACCAACAAAACCGATTACTCCTAGACCACCTAGAATTAATCCCGCTTCCTGTACCTTTTGAGCAACATCCATTTTCCATAAACCCCCTTTCATAACAGTTAAAAATACACCCTTTCATAGTAAATATAGTGTTAACAATTATATAAATGCTTGTTAACAAAAAAATTACTTCTTTAGAAGCCAAATTATAATAAAAATCATTCCTATAACAAATATTTCTATGAAAATGTCCGGTTGAATTATTTTAATGAACGTTCCTATTAATGAAACGAAAATAGTAGCAATCGCACTTACACCCATGGCGCTTACCATGTCCGATTTTAAGAACTTGTCTTTATCTCTATTATAAAGAATCATTGATAGGACAATAAAGAAAGCCCCCATAACCTTAGCGTAAAAGTGATAGTCGCAACTTGTGGGAAATGCTAGTATTCCAGTTATGCTATTATCTACTAATGTCTCTAATCCTGCGCTTACCATTTTAACCGCCCCCTAATTTGTAGACTACCCAAAGACCTATTATAATCGTTAAAATTAGCATGGTGCTAATAATCGAAACTATTATAGGGTCTAATCCTAGGAAGACTATCGGTAATTTAATTAGAGTATTGAACGTTCCTATTATCATTCCGTTAAAGACTTTTCCCGTAGAAACTATGGAGAATAATAAAATAGTTCCGAATCCGGAAGTTGGGTTTTCACTTTCGAATAAGGTTTTTTGTGCCTGGCTTTTGTCTCTTAACCCGCCTAGGTCTGTTCGAAGTTTTCCGTAGGTATCATTCATAAGCGAATTTTCCATAAATTGATTTTCTACGTTATTATCGCTTTGGAAGAAAGACCCGAACGCGAATAAGGAAAGTATAACTAAACCTACCAACATAAAGTTAACAAATAGTTCGTAAAACTTAGCCATTTTAAGCCGGTCTCTCCTTGTTTAGTTTGTAAATTCCTACGAAGATTATTACCAATAACCATATTCCCGACGCCCCTATTCCTATTAACTTTCCGGATACTATCCCCATTCCTAGAGACCCCGCGAAAGTTAAACCTATTGATATTAAAACCCCTGTCTTTGAACCACTAAACATAAAAATAAAACTCATAGCCATAACAAACATAACCAAATACCCCGCTACCCCGTAATTATCCGTGTCTAATTCTACGCTTCCCTTTACCGTTAATACTCCGTCAACATAAATACTAACCACTAAAACGCTTTCGTCTAAGTTTGGGTCTATGTTACACGTTAGAGTTCCGCCCGAAGAAGTTAAAGTAGAATTACAAATACTTCTATTTCCGAATATGTCGTTTCTTGTTACTTCCAATAAAACCGTTTTTGATGTTCCGTCCGAAGTTAAGAAGTTAAAAGAAATTGTGTTAGTTGTTTCGTTATAAATTGGGCTTGTGTAAATAATCCCTAATTCTTCGTCTACATTAAAAACACTCTCTACCGAATCAAAGGCGTTAAGTTCTATATTACAATACCCTATCGTGAAGTCGTCGCAAAAGGCTACTAGGTTTTCGAAGCTTCCTAAAACTATTCCGTCCTTAATTATTCTTATATTATAAATAACATCATTTCTAACCAGGTGTAAAACCGACTGCCCGTTATAATCTGTCTTTGGTAACTCGACCGTCTTAAAAGTATTCTCGCTTATGTATTGTCGGTCTACATAGACTAAAGCGTTTTCTACTGGTAAGAAATCCGAACCCGTAAAACTTAATTGAAACTCCGTAGAATCCGTAAGGTTTAGATCGTATAAAGTAATTTTTTGTGTTTCTGTTCCGCTTGTTAGGTTTTGCCCCACTATGTTATAATATTCGTTTGCGTTTCCGGTGTCCTCGTATCTTACTACCGTATCTACTAAATACATGGAATCACTACTAAGGTTTCTATTCATGCAAACCCTTAAAGGATTTATCCCTTCGAATAATTCGGAGTAGTTTAAAATTAATTGTTCTCGGTTTTCATCATAAATATTAATTGCAATTTCTATCGTTGCGTTTGGTAATATAGTTTGTTTTTCTTCGTCTACCACGGTAAAGTTAAATATTTCTACGGTATTACTAGAACAGTTATCTAATTTTAAATTATAAATTGTTTGGTTTTGAGAACTTAGGTTTAAAGCTGTCGAATCTGAAAGCGTAACACTCCAATAGAAAGAAGCGTTTGTATCGTTGTTAACGTTTGGAATTAAGAAGTCTACTTTTCTTAAAACTGTATTACTTCCTACCGCGAAGCTTTGCCCGGCGCTAGAAGAACCATTATAATTTATTAAAACTGCGTCCGTAATCGAATAGCCCGAACCTAACCTTAAATTAGCTAAGAAAGTTTCTAAGCTTCCTTCCGTTGTCTCGTTATTGTATGTTTGGTTTATTTCGAATAACTTAATATTCCATGTCGTAATACTTGTGTTTATTAAACCGAACTCGTCCGTTACTGAAAAGTTTAAGGTGTTAATACCTGGGAGAGGTGTAAAGGTTGTTTCGTTTATCTGCGTGCAAAGAGTATTATTTAATTCGGTTACAACTCCATTATAATTAAAGGTGCAATTAATAATATGACTTGTTAAGTTCTCGCCTGTTTCGTTTACAGTCCAGTTAAATTTTAATGGAGTTCCGCCTAAGTGATAATCTAGCGTTCCGGTTGGATAGTGTATATAAGATTCCGGGTCGGTTGTATGTATTCTAAACGTTCTAGCGGTTGGCTTTGTCGTTTGCGTGTTGTTGTCCGTTCCTTCACACGTCCAATTATAATTACCGTCCGTTAAGGTTTTTGAAAATAAGTAATTTGTGTTGTTTATTCCAGAAGTGTTTAACTGGTCTAAAACATTATTAACGTAAAAACCTACGCTAGTTAAGTTTTGGTCGTCACTTCCATAACAAGAAAAATTAATTTGTATCGGAGAAGTTAGGTAATCTGTTGCGTTGTCCGGAGAGTTTAAAGTAATAACTGGTGGGTTGTCGGTTGCGTTTTGACTTACTCCAACTTCGCTATAAACGTGGTCTACATAATTTAAACTTATCCCCCCGTGTTCTCCGATTCTCCACTGGTCGGCGTAGTTATAATTATTTATAAATCCTAATCCCGTCGCAATCTCAACACCCCTACTCCACGCGTCGAAAGTATGTTCCGACCAATTAATATTACGGGCTTCTAGTAAATACCAATCGTTATCGAAAGCTGCGTCTAAAGTTGTCGTTACACTTCCAACTACAACTAAGTCATTAGTAGAAGCAAATTGAAAGTAAAAAGCTGCGTTTCCCCCCGCGTCGTTCCACATCCACGCGTAAGTAGACCCCGACCCCGAAGACCTTTTTATTTTTATTTTAAAATTCGTTGGGGTAGTATTTGTAATAACACTTCCTACCGTGGTTTTCGCGTCGTCGTCTGCACTATCCATTCTATACCATTCGCTATTAAAAATATCCGGCGTCCCGCTAACCGTCCAATTAGCCCCTAAACTTGCCCTTTCGAAATCGTCGCTATTTTCTACGATTAAAGAAGCGTTCCAACTCGCCCACTCTTCAACCTCTACGCCGTAAATAGTAGGTATCCATTCCACATAATCGCCCCGCTTAACCTTAGTAAAAAGCCCTACGTCTACATATTCATTCTTCTTTAATATTGCCGGGGTTACTTTCTCCCAAACTATCCTTTCTTCCAGGTGTGAACCAACTATTTTATACTCGCAAAGAACATTACTATTATTTTTATAGTCTATTTCGCACACGTTTTTATAATCGTCAACCGAAACTAATTTTTCTAACTTATATTTAATGTCTATTGTTCGATCTGTTATTTTGTGGTTTTTGTAGTCTTTTTCTTTCTTGTCGTAAAGGTCTATTGATTTTAAAATATCGTTGTAGTCCGTGTATGCTTGTAGTCTAAATTCCGCGACCTTTTGGTATCCGGAGTGTTCTATCATATAGTCCAAAGGAGTGTTAAGCCTAGCTTTTCCTATTGTAGTCGTAGGGATTCCGAAGATAGAATTTTTAAAAGTTGCTTCCCTGGTTATTGGGTCGTAAGTTTTTATGTTGTCATATTCCAGTGCAGAGACAAAGCTAAGTAAGAAAACAAAGCAAAACACTAAAGAAAATATTTTTTTCATTTTAAAACCCTAAAACGTTTACGTCCCCCCCTTTTGTGTCGTCGTCTTTCCTTATTCCCGCGTAGCTTAAAATCATAGTAATAATTCCTACACTCGCTATTATTGTCGGAAGATTTAACAAGAATTTAGATACCTTCGGAATAACGTTAATAAATGTGTCCTGAAATACCGTAGAACTATTTATAAAAGTTTGATAGATTTGTGATACATAAATAGACGGGATAAAGAATAATGCTAGTAAGAAAACATCTATTACGAAGAATAGTTTAGGGTTCTTGCTTCCTATGTAATAACCGTTTATAATCATCATTAAACACATTCCCAATAAAAGAATAATTCCTATTGTGTCCGCGTTGGCTAACATTCCGCTATTAATTTGACCAAAGGTAGCTTCTGAAACATTTTTTAAATTTACTTGCCCTATGTCTACGTCTTCACTTAGAACCGTATTAACTAGGTTAAAAGAATAAACCGTAATCCCCAAAAATATAGCCATTAAAAGGGAAGCAAAAACTATTACCAATCCCCATGCTAGCGAAGTTCCTTTTTTATTCTTCATTTGTATCCTCTAAGTTTATTTTTATTGTGTCTTCTTTTATTTTTTGGAAGTCTTTATGTTTTATCATTAAATTAGTAAGTCTTCTTGTTGATTTTTTCTTTTTGTCTACTCCTTGGGCTACCCTTTCTTTCTTTATTTCTTCTAGTTCCCTACTGAAATCTTCCCCTATCCTTGCCGTTACATTTTTTTCTTTCATTTTAAAGAACTCCCAGATTTTTTAATATTATCCATAATGTTAGCGTCTCTAACTATTTCTGCCCCGGCTATTACCAAAACCACAATACCTACCCATAAAGATAAAGTATTCATTAAATTAAATATAAACCCGAAGAATCCGTAATACATAGTTAAGCTAACGAAGTTATCCGAAAGACCAATAAGAATATTTAAAAACCAGGTAAATAAAACCCATGTCAAAAGAATTAATGCTAACTTTACATATTTTAATTTTGTAATTCTGACTACTGCCCCTTTTTCGTTTACTTCGTTCCCGTATTCCGTAGCAATCATAAAATAAAAACTTAATGCGAATAAAAGCAATACTCCGAAAGCTAGAACAAAATATAATACCGATTCCGATAAGTTAAGTTGGTGTCCTGTTTTTGTAATCATAAAAGCATGTTCAAAGAATCCCCCCCGGCCTTCTATTAGTGGGTCTACTTCACAATAAAATAATACTGCGTATTGTCCTAATTCTGTAAAGTTTCCGCCTGTTGCTATGTATTCAAAATCTACCCCGTTACTATCTGCCGTCATGTTGTCTTCTATTAAATGCCCCCCGTCTGTTGGGCTGTAAAGATGAATCATACAATAATTAATATTTCCTTGTGGTATTAGTTTACCGTCGCTAGAATTAAAAGCGTGAACATGGAATTTAAAGGTCGTGTCCTGTGCGCGATACTCGATTACTGGTATTTCTAATTGTAAAGTCTTATCGTTTGTTACTATTTGTTCGAATGGTGGGGCGGAAGAAACTAAAGATATATTAACTAGGCACAAGAAAATTAATATAAAGAAACTACTCTTTTTTACCATGTTATTAGTAGGGTTTTGTAATTTAAAGAGTTTTCCATTTGTTTACAACCTATCATTTAATTTTTTTAGTAACTGTTGTGTTTGTTTTTGTGTCTTTAGCTGTTCTTTATTCAATTTTAAATTAGATTGTTGTGTTTGTTTTTGTGTCTTTAGCTGTTCTTTATTCAATTTTAAATTAGATTCTTGAACTGCGACGTGGAGTTTTAGGTTTTTGTTATATTCTTCCATAGCCGGGAAAATTCCTTTAAGATTTACTATTTCTTTTTTGTTGTCTTCTACTTGTGGCGTTTCATCTTTCCAACCCGTTTTATCTTTTGAATTAAAGAAATCATCCGCGGAATTTATCTTTAATGGGTCGTCTCCTTCGAACTCTTTTAATCCCTGGTCGTCTTTCCTGGAAGCGTCAACCCAAAGAATAGTTTTATTCCCTTTGTTCTTAACGTTAAGCTTTCTTCCCTTGTTTAATAGCCACTTTGCAAACTTATTAAAGATTAATCCGTAATGTTCCCTAAAAACCTCTATTCCATAAACTCCGGAGAATCCAAACCTTTCTTTTAGATCTACTATTAAATTGTCTATATCTCTTAATTGGCTAAACTTCGAATGTAGGGCGTTGTCTGAATAATAAGAATTGTTAGAATAAATTGTTAGAGTTCCGTTTTTATTAATCCAAATAGTACATTTATCTTTAATTAATTTTAATGAACCAAAACTTAGTTCCTGTAAGTTTCCTAATTCAAATTCTCTTTTTACTTTCTTCTTTTCTAAAAGATTCTTTTCTTTTGGGAAGTAGACTTTAAAATTAAAAGCATGCCCCCTTTTGTTAAGTTTTTTGTGAACTTTATTCTTAGTTACCTTGGGGTGTAAATGTGAACTTGGTAAGATTTCAATAACGAACTTTCCCCTTCTCTTAATGTATCCGGAAGTTTCCAATCGTCGAAGGTGATTAGCCAAAGCCGAAGGTTTTAGGTTAAGTCTTTTTCTTATTTGTGCCTTGGTTAGCCCGTCCTTCAAAAGCTTAAATACTTCGTCATGTTCACATCTTTTTTTTAGGGGTGTCATAGGGGTTAAATGTGAACTTCATATTTAAACCTATCGTTTTTTTAGTTCCATGAGAAATAAAGGGGTGAGGGGGTGGTTATGCCGGTTATAACGCGTGAAAATCGCCGGACGTCTTGGTATCCTTGCCCCCCGATACACCCTAATTATTTAATATTATCATGTTAACAAAGTATTTAAGGGTTTCCATAGGAAACGAAGGTTAGATTTTAGGCGTAATTGCGCTAGATAATAATATAAGTCTCTTTGTTGATTTTTTCTTACTTATTCCTAAAGACTTATATTTTTGTATTAAAAATATTTTTTCATCCTCTTTTAATGGGTCTAACATAGTGTAAACAGAATTGAAAAGTATTTAAATTTTACCATGTCCCAGGCTTGAATAAATTAAAGTTTTTCTTTGTAGGTGCGTTTTGTCTTGCCCCGCCTAAGTTATCCATTTGTGTAAAAATCCTAGAACTATTAAGGTCTTCCATTGTCTTACCCCTAAGAGAACGTCTATAAGTTGATTCTATCGAATGTAAAATAGTAATAACCGTTAATTGGAATCTTGTTTTTTTAAATTCCGTATCCATTCCCATTTTTTCATAATTGCAATAAATAAAGTTCGCCATTTCATCACCTAGATCGGCTAATATTTCGTTAATTCTCATTTCATCATAAAAAGAAAGTATAGTATTCTTATCTATGTAGTTTCCTATTATTGACATAACGGCGTTAACCCCGTAATCATTGAATAAAATTAAGTCCGTGTTGACTTCTTCTAATTCCTTACCTTCTGTATCCTTCTTAATAACTCCTTTTTCGTCTAAAACTTTTCGCTTAGGCTTAGCCCAATATTCGTTACCTTCTTCGTCCGTTGCTATAAATTCCCCTCGTAAGAAGTGTTCAATCTTTCCCAACATTTCCCCGGTATCTACTTGGAAAACGATTAAGTTAGCGTCTTCTTGCCCCTGGTAGCTTGCGGTAGATAAAGCGGTATTAAGTTGTTGGTTCTTTTCGCTTAATTCGTTAGCTTCTCCTTGTAGCTTGTTTAAAAAATCGTCACCTTCCATAATAGTTTTTGTTAACAGAATTATTTAAATCTATCGTTTCTTCTTCCTGGTAGTTTTTTTGGTAGTCTTTCTTTTTACCGGTGCTTTTGTTGTTCTTTTAACTGGCTTCCTTTTAACCGTCCTCTTTGTTACCTTTCTCTTAGTCGGCTTTGTGATTTGCTTAACTCTTCTTCTTAAAGTAATTTGTTTCTTTTCTTGCCTGGTGTCTAATATTCTTTTTCTTCTCTCTATTACTTTTCCTTTTGGTAATGCTTTTCGTTTTCCCTTAACGATTCGATAGGTTCTAAACTTATTCTTTGTTCTTTTAGCATATCCGGAAGGAATCTTTAACCTTGTCTTTCCTGGCTTTCCCTTTGTCTTCCTTAATCTTGCCGTCCTGGATAAAGAAGTATCCGTAATATAATTTCTTAGATTCTTAGCTTTTGTTTTGCTTAACGGGACTTTGTTAACCTTGATTAATTTAGGTTGTTTTTGCCCCTTTCTTTTCTTTAATGGTCTTGCGTAGACGTTATAAGCTTGAACTTTTCTTTTTGTAGTTTTTCTTTTTGTAGTTTTTCTTCCCCTTGGGATTGGCTTAACTGGTGTTCCTGGTGATTTAGGAGACTTAGGACTTTTAGGAGAACGTGGAGACTTAGGAGAACGTGGAGACTTAGGAGAACGTGGAGACTTAGGAGAACGTGGAGACTTAGGAGAACGTGGAGACTTAGGAGAACGTGGAGACTTAGGAGAACGTGGAGACT